ATATCCACAATCAATGCCTTAAAAACACAATCATTTAGCGGGTTTGAAGATATAGCTGAACGATTTTTAAAAGTTATTAATGATGAAGTTTACCAAAGTACAATAGCGGGTAGACCTTTTAACGATATGGTAAGTAATATCAAATCACATATTAATGGGGTTTATAAATCCTCAAATGTTACTGAAATAAATGAATTAGTTGATTTTATAAATGAGAATAAATTTGATACTGCAAAAAAAGCACAAGTAGAAGATGCAGTTAGAAAATTACATACCCAGTACGCATCAGATAGGGCGGGAAACAACCTTAGACGTTATGCAAGTCAAATAGCACACGATAGTGTTATGCAGTTTCATGGACAATTCACAGTAGCTAAAGCTAAAGCATCTGGGTTAAATCATTTTACATATACAGGAACACTTGTAAGGGATAGTAGACCTTTCTGTCAGAATATGTTAAATAAAACATTAACCGAGAAAGAAATTCGGGATATTTGGAATAATCAAGGTTGGCAAGGAAAATCAACAGGTGACCCATTTATTGTTAGAGGTGGTTATAGATGCCGACATACTTGGATTCCAACAAACCCAGACTGGGATATATAGGAGTAAGAAATGGCAGAAGAAAATCAAGTAGAACAAACTACTGAAACAAAAGAAGAAGCACCACAGATACAAGAAACACCAACACAGACATTTACACAAGATGAGGTTAATAATATTGTTGAAAGACGATTAGCCAAAGAAAGAGGTTCTATGTATAAGAAACTAGGTGTTGATGATTTAGATATAGCTGTAACTGCTGTAAAAACACAAAAAGAAGCAGAAGAAAAGCAACGTATTCAAAAGGGTGAGTTTGAGGAAATACTTAAAACAAGAACCCAAGAACACCAAAAAGAAAAAACACAATTAGAAAATCAATTAAAAGATATTAAGATAAACAAGTCTTTATTATCGTCAGCATCAAAGAATAAAGCTATAAACCCAGACCAAGTTGTTGAACTTTTAAAGGGTAATATAAAGCTAAATGAAACAGGTAATGTAGAAATACTTGATAATAATGGAATTGCAAGATACAATAAATTGGGTGAACTTTTAACTACAGATGAATTAGTACAGGAGTTCTTAACACAAAACCCTCACTTTGTTAGTGCTACCCCTAGTGGTTCTGGCTCGGTGTCAAATGTGGATAGGCAAGAACTCAATAAGCCTTTTAATTTGAGTGATTTAGACATGAATAATCCAAAAGACAAAGAAGCCTATAGACAATATAGGAAAGAAAAATTATCTAAACCTTTTGTGATTAATTCTAAATTATAATCTGTTTTGTTAAAAGGAGAAAATTAAATGGCAGACGAAACAACCAGTTCGACCATTTCGGAACTATACACCGAGATAGTTGCAGAAGCTATGTTTACAGCTAGTGAACAATCAATAATGAAGGGTTTAGTCAGAAACTACACTATTGCGGGTGGTGGTAAATCAGTAGAAGTTCCGATTTATCCAACAGTTTCAGCAAGTGCAGTTAGTGAAGCATCAGACCTATCCAATACAGCGATTAATCCAAGTTCTGTTACAATAACAGCATCAGAAGTTGGTATTATGACAACATTAACTGATTTAGCTAGAAATTCAGCATCAAGGAATGTTGCTCAAGACATTGGGCGAGTTTTTGGTGAAGCTATAGCTAGAAAGATTGATTTAGACCTAACAGCATTGTTTGATGGGTTTTCAACATCAGTTGGTGGTTCTGGTGCGGCATTATCAGCAGATACAGTTGCACAGGCACACGCAAACCTAAGAAATAGTTCTGTACCAATGAATGATTTAGCTTTAGTTATTCACCCAATGGTAGCACATGACCTTAAAAGAGGTATGACCAACACTTATGCGGGTTTAGATACTGATATTTCTAATGAAGCATTACGTTCTGGGTTTATAGGAACTTTATTTGGTGTTCCAGTATTTGAAACAGCTAATATGGCTAATACAGGTACAGCGGGAGACTATAAAGGTGCTATGTTCCATAGAGATGCTTTAGGATTAGCAATGATGCAAGACCTCAAGATTGAGGTTCAAAGAGATGCTAGTTTAAGAGCAGATGAAATTGTAGCAACAGCAGTTTATGGTGTTGGAGAACTACAAGACAGCTATGGTATAGAAATCTTAGCAGATTCATCAATCCAATAATCAACTAAACTATGGGGTGGGAAACCACCCCTATAACTAAAGGGTTATTTATGGACACGATTAAATTAGAAAGAAATGGTAAGGTAATTACTAGATTAAAAGCTGATTATGAAATGAACAAGTCATCTTATGGTTTAAGAGGTTTTAAAGAATACACCGAAAAACCTAAACCCAAGCCAGAACCAAAACCAGAACCAGTTGTTGAGCCAGTTGTTGAACCAGAAGTAAAAGAAGATGCTTTAAGTTCTGATTGGATAGAAGAAGAAAAACCAAAGAAATCCAAAAAAAAGGATAAATAATGGCTACATCTGAATTTGCGGTTGCTAATAGTGATTTACAAAAGATACAACCAGATATTCTAGGTTTTGGGGTTTCTGATTTTGGCGATCAATTACAATTTGCTGAAAATGACGTTTTAAGGCGAGTTAGGGAAGAATGGTGGGAAAGATACAGGCATCAAGTTAGATACAAAGATATAACTAAGATTACATCTGTTGAAATGACCAATAGCAAGTTAACTAACTCACAATGGACACAATCAGTTGTTTATTTAACCTTATGGAAATATGCCTATCCAATATTAACTAAATGGCGAGACCCAGACACAGGCGAGGGCAAAGACACATTCCAAGTACAAATAGATTTTTATAGGGATAGATACGAAGAAGAATTTCAAGCTATTCTGCGTGATGGTGTTGAATATGATGAAGATGGTGGTGGTACTGTTTCAGATAGTGAAAAAGAGCCATTACATTATTTAAGGTTAGTTAGATAAATGCAAGTTTCTGTTAACATCAATGATATTGAGGTTAAAAAACTTTTAAAAACTATTTCAACAAAACAAAAAGCTGTAATAAACAAATCTCTTAACAGGGTTTCTAACATGGCTATTTTTATGATTACTACAAGAACACAAAAAGGCAAACTTCCAGATGGCGGTAATATGCGACCATATGCACGATCAACCGCCAAAAGTCGTAGAAAAAGAGGTAGGCAAACAGGTTTTGTAGATTTAACCGATACTGGTAAAATGTTTAGAAGTTTAGATTTTAAAACTGGTGTTTCAAAAAGCACATTATTTTTTGCAAACAAAGAAAGAGAAAAAATTGCAAGTTATCACGACACATTTGGAGTTGGTAAAAGAAAAATAAAAAGACCTTTTTTTGCTATTGGAAATAAAGAAGAAGATAAAATAATAAAAGAATTTAATAATTTTTATTTCAAAGAAATGAGATTATGAGCAAAAGAGAAAACATAGCTAGTGATATAATTACTAAACTTGATGCTGTTACAAGTCCTATTGAGTTTAAAAAAATTACTAGAGAACCTTTTGAAGTTGAAGAATTATCAGATGCACAGTTTCCCGCTTTATTTGTTCAAAGTGGTGATGAAACAAGAGAAGTATCAAGCATAGGCGATACTGGTTCTGGTTCTTATAGGGGAACAATAGATTTTTTAATAGTTGCTTTTGGAAAAGGTACTAATACAAATATAGATACTGTTAGAAATCAAATTATAGAAGTTGTTGAAGAAACCTTAGATAATGATATAACTAGAAATGGTAATGCTATAGATACCCAAATAACAGAAGCATCAACAGACGAGGGTACAATATATCCTTATGGCGGTGTAAGAATAACAGCTAGGGTTATTTATGAGTTTACTAGAGGGAGTGCATAATGGCTAAAAATGTTACTATGAAAAAAGGCGAAACTATTATAAAATGTTCAGAAGATCACATAGAGCATTTTCAGAACAATGGTTTTGCTTTAGACGATCAAAAACCAGTAATTAAAAAAGCTGAAAAAACTAAAGAAACTAAAGAGAAGGAGTAATAAATGGCTACACATCATGGTAAAGAAGGAGTTGTGACTATCGGTGGAACTACACTAGGTAACGCAACGGGTTTTACAGTTGATACTACACATGACGTTGTTGAAGATACCGCTTTAGGTAGTTCAATGAAATCATTTCTAGTTGGTAGAGGTACATATACAGCTAGTATTGATATGAACTTTGACGAAACTGATAGTGGACAAACTACATTGGTACAGGGTGCTGAATTAACTTTTGCATTTTTACCAGAGGGCAATGCTTCTGGAGATAGAAAGTTTTCTGGTTCTGGTATCGTTACAGGAATGTCAGTTGGTGTTCCCTTAGATGGTGTTATTACAAGAACTGTTTCTATACAGGGCAATGGCGGTCTTACAATAGGCACAGTATAGTAAAATGTCAGATCAAAAATTTGACTACTTTGATGGTATTCGTGACCATTTTAGTCAGCTTGACACGCAAATAATTGAAGTACCAGAATGGAATCTAGTTGGCGATAAAGCTATATTTTGTAAACCTTTTAATATGCTCGAAAAACAAAAGATTTTTAAAGGTGCGACAAACACCGATCTTATCGTTTTGATTGATGTTATAATTGAAAAAGCATTAACAAAAGATGGTGAAAAAATGTTTAATGGCACTCATGTTTTAGCTTTTAAAACTAAAGCTGATACTAATGTTATTGCAGAAGTTGCCACAAAAATAATGGGAACAGGAAACACAGATATAGAAGATAATAAAAAAAACTAAAAAATAATGTGGAATTACATAATATTTTTGGGTTAGCAGAAAAACTTCATAAGTCAGTTTCCGAAATATTGCAAATGTCTGTTGAAGAGTTTAATATGTGGTTAGCATACTTTCAAATCCAACATGAGGAAACAGAAAGACAACAAAGACTAGCAAAGGCAAGATAGTGGCTACAAAAAATGTAAATATAGATATTATAGCTAAAGATAAAACCCGCCAAGCTATGCAATCTGCCACAAAAGGGGTGAACGACCTTAAAACAAATGTTCAAAAATCAGTTTCACAACAACAAAATTCATTTAATGCTTTAGGTAATACTGTAAGAAATATTATTGGTGGTGTTATTGTTTTTCAAACTTTGCGTTTTGGAAAAGAAATGGTCAATATGGCTAGTGCTGTTCAAGAAATGCAATCAAAATCTTCTGTTGTTTTTGGTCAATTTGTTACAGATGTAAGAAAACAATTATCACAATTTGGAAACGAAGTTGGAAGAAGTACACATGAATTAGAACAAATGGCATCATCTATTCAAGATACGTTTGTTCCTATGGGTTTTGCTAGAGGTGAAGCATCTAAATTATCAGTTGAACTTACAAAATTAGCAGTTGATGTAGCATCATTTAACAATGCTAGTGATACTGAAACAATGATGGCTTTTCAAAGTGCATTAGTTGGTAATCACGAAACAGTTAGAAGATTTGGTGTTGTTATTACCGAAGCAACATTAAAACAAGAATTATTAAGAATGGGCATAACTAAAAATGCTAAAGACGTTACAAATGCTGAAAAGGTTCAAGCTAGATTAAATTTAATTATTGCGGGTACATCAGATGCACATGATGACGCAACAAGAACATCTGGTAGTTTTGCAAATACATCTAAAGCCTTAACTTCTGCATTGAGTGAATTATCAGTAGATGTAATGACCCCTATGTTACCTAAACTTACTAAAATTGCAGAAGGTTTTATAGATGCAACAGACACCGCAAGACAATTTTTTGTTGCTGTTGGCATATTGAACAGGGATTTATCTACTACCGCCCTTAGAGAAGAAAGAATAATAGAAATTGAGGATAAATTAGAAAAAATCAGAGGTGGTTTAATTAATAAATTTATACCTTTAAATAATATTGAGAAATTACACATTCAAAATTTACAAGCTGAACTAGGTCATTTAAAAGCTATGCCAGAATTACTAGCAATGGATTCAGATTTTAGGGTCATTGCTACTAAAACAATAGAAAATGAAACAAAAGCTACAGAAAAACTTAATAAAGCAAAAGAAAAAGAAATACAGCTTAAAAATATTGGAATAGAAGCATTTCCAACAGCAAGACCAGATATAATAGGTTTTCAAAAGCCAACAGGTGCAGAATTACAGGGTGGTGGTCTTGATGCTAGTATGACAGGTTCAGAATTTTTGGGTGGTGCTAGTCCTCAAATTGTAGCCTTGCAAGACATGGCAGATATGGAACTAGCTATAGCCAAAACTACAGCAGATGAAAAACTATCTATTTTAGGCACATTTAATAAGGGTTTTATGGAATCTTTAGATGCTCAAAAAAATGCTTTTACACAAATAGAAGATATTGGAAAACAAAGTTTTGGAAAATTAAAAGGAACACTAACTGATTTTGTTATGACAGGTAAACTTAATTTTGGGGATTTAGGAAAATTTGTTGTTAAAAGTTTTGTTGAAATGTTAGTTGGCGAAGCAGTACAAATGGCTTTTGGTAAATCAATGGCAATGTTTAAAGCAGATTCAATTAAAAAGGCTATGATAAGTTTATATGAAGGTGCTATGAAAACTTTTGCATCAATACCATTTCCATTAAATATATTAGCTGTAGGCGGTGCGTTGGCTTTTGGTGCATCATTAATAAATAAAATCAAAGGTTTTGAAAAAGGTGGTAGACCGCCAGTTGGACAACCTAGTATTGTCGGTGAAAAAGGTGCAGAATTATTTGTTCCAGATCAAGCGGGTACAATAGTTCCAAATAACCAATTAGGCGATATGGGAAAACAAGTTACAGTAAACTTTAATATAAGTACAGTTGATGCTAGAGGATTTAATGAGTTATTAGTTAATTCTAGGGGTACTATAGTTAATCTTATAAATAGTGCTGTTAACGAAAAGGGTAAAATGGCGATAGTATGAGTGGAGCATTACCAAACACAAACTTTACTGCTGTTAATTTTAAGAGCAATCAAAAGACTTTGTTATCGCAAACAGATAGTGGAAAGACTTTTAGAAGGCAAGTTCAAGGGCAAAAGTTTAGTTTTACAGTACAATATCCACCTATGAAAAGGTCAGAATTTGCACCTATCATGGCATTTATTATGAAACAAAGATCAAGACAAGAAAACTTTACTATTACATTTCCAAGCTATTTAAACG